ATCTATTACCATAAGTATTTGTGGCTGGTTGATAACTTGCCTTATAGTCTAAAGATTTTAAATCTCTTTCTATTTTTTGATACTTTTCTTGTGGAAAGAAACTCCAATGTTGTGATATGCCGTTATTTGTAATATAATCTATCATTACTTACCTGCCATTTTGTTTTTAGGTTGATACTCCCAACGAGGTGGATTGTTTCCACTAGGTGGGTGATCGTGGTACGACCCTGGTTTATATGTACTTAAATCTGGCATAGGTGCATTACCTTTTGCCTTACCTTCTCTAACTTCTTGTCTAGTCCAAGATGGTTTACCACTTTTGTCCATTGACCCTATGTTGATAGGATACCCTGGTTGACATTTTTCTACCTTACCACCTTTTTCTAAAAACTTCTTCATCATCTTATCAGATTCTTCTTTAGTCATTTTAGGTTTTGAGTGTGTATCGTAATCGTACATAGTATTATATATCTGTTCTTACAATGTGTTTTCTCAATGCTCTTGTAAGTCTTTCTATGTTATCTATAATATCAATAATACTCTTATCAGTAATATAGTGTTGTTTCTCTTTTAACCTATCATATTCTTTTAGTGATATTGAAACCATAGGACTCAAATCTCTAGTAGATTCATTCTCATAAGTTTTATCGTGTTCGTGTGTAGTTGTATTATCTACTTCTTCACTTGTGCTATATGTAGCACCATTCTCGTCTGTATATGTATCGCCTGTGTCTAAATACATTTTAGTCATAATAATCTCCGTTAACTTGTTTATCTCGTTCATCAACACCAGCATCTTTTTTTATTTTACCTTTTAAGTGTGCCGTGTATGGTGCGATTTTTGATTCTGGCCACACGTGACCATCTTTTCTTCTACCTGTCAAGTCAATTTGTGGTTGACCATTCAAAGTTCTTTTTCTTACTTCATTCCAAACATATGAATCGTGCCATTGTTTTTCTTTGAAAAGTAAATCTTGTTCGTATGAGTTTCTTAATTCTTTTACAAATCTTTGTGTATGTTTATTAGTTAGATTATAACCTACAAATCCACATTCAGGATAGTAAGGTGGGGCAGGTCTATCTAGGTAACAGATTGTATTGTCTTGTGGTAGTATATCTTTTAATATTATTTCTTCAGTAATTGTTTTCTTAAACATAACATCTGCGTCAACCCAAAATACATAATCATAATTACCCTCTAACATTAAGTGTGTCTTTGCAAATACTTTATAACTAAATCTAATTGCGTCTTTAAGAAAGTCTAAACCATAAACTATTTTACTATTATCTGTACCTTTGATTGTACTAAATTCGTTTCTTGTTTCGTTTCTTTTTATGAAGTCTTTTAAGGTAGGATTTGTGTCGTGTATATCTCTATGGAATATATTTCTATCAGGATTGATTTCAGGTATCCAACCCTCGTGGTAAACATAACAATCAAACGGCCAATTATATGTATCGTAAAATCTATGAGCGTAATACTCGTATAGTTTTCTATTAAGACTTGTTACTATTGCTATTTTCATTACCAACCTTTGCTATATAATAACTATCTACAATATCTGAAACAGGATTACCTGTCTTCATAGTGTCAAATAGTTTCTTCAAATCAATTTTAGTTTCTTTTATATAAAATTCGTACATCATATCTTTATCGGCATTTCCTTTGCCAGTTGCACCTTTCTTAACAACACTTGGTACAACAATGTCGTAAGGTATCTTTTCTTCTTGTAATCTGTATTTAAGTATGCCAGTATTTTCGGCAATTTGAAATAGTGCTTGACCTTTTGATCCGTAAGAATAACCTTCAATATAAACTTTGGGATTAGATAAAGGTTTAATAATATCAATCGCAAAGTCTGATATATTTCTAAATCTCTCAATTGGGTCTGTCCATTCTCTATGTTCATATCCTATAATATCTTCACTTATCTTACCTATATATTTCTTCTTGTTTGTTAAGAAGTAATACTTTTTAAATCCTACAGAAATGGCAGGACTTGTTAAACTATAATCAATTCCAACTATCGTGTTCAGCTTCATCTGGAATATATGTTTCAGTTTCTTCTTCATTCTCTACTTCAAATCCACAAAACGGACAAGTAAAAGGTGTCATATCTGTTTTGTCTTCATCCCAGGTAACACTATATTTAGTTTGACAATTGGTACAATTTTTTTCTGATTTTATCATTATAATTTAAATTTCTTAAATTGATCTTTGGTTACATCTTGTTTAATACCACCAATAACATAACTTTCTATTTCTGTTTCTTGTGGTGCATTTTGAGTACCTTTACTATTCAACCAATGATCTGTCCAAGGTAATGGATTTGTTTTAGTTTCATAAGCAGGTTTTAATTGTATTGCTCTCATTCTTCTATTTGCTGTATATTCTACAAATTTGTGTAATAGTTTTTCTGATAGACCTATCATAGAACCTTTAGAGAACAAGTAAGTTGCCCAACGCTTCTCTTGGTCTACTGCGTCATCATACATTTTATAAACTTCTTTTTCAGTTTCTTTTATAATTTTTGTAAAGTCTTTATCGTTTTCAAAATCTCTCCAGTTATTAATTATTCTTTGCGACATTGCAAGGTGTTGACTTTCATCTCTAGCAATAAATGATATGATCTTAGCAGAACCTTCTAGTTTCTTTAGTTCACCAAATGCAAACGAACAAGCAAATGATACATAGAATCTTAAACCCTCTAGTATGTTTACTGATACCATAGCAAGATATAATCTTTTCTTTAGTTCGTATAGATCAACTTTCTTATCTATTGTCCATTTATATCCCATTTCAATTAAATCATCATAAGTTTTAGTTACTGAAGCTGCTCTTTTCTCTATTTTTTCATCTTGTATAATTGTATCAAATACTTCATTAGGTTGTGAGTATAAGTTCTTAATTATATATGTATAACTTCTACTATGAATTGTTTCCATAAAGTCCCAAGTAATAATAGCACTTTCTAATTCTGGTAAAGATACAAAAGGTAAAAATGCAAGACAAGGTCCTCTACCTTGTACACTATCTAACATAGTTTGATACTTTAAGTTAGATGTAAATATAAATTTTTGTTCTTCTCTTAATTCTAGGTAATCGTTTCTGTCTTTTTGTAAAGACACTTCTTCAGGTCTCCAAAAGTAACCTAACTGTTGTTGAGTTAGTTTATCAAATACAGGATACTTCATAGTATCATATCTTTGTATTTGTAAATCATCACCAAAAAACATAGGTTGTTTTGTTGCGTCTAAATTTTTATCTTTGTTTAAAACTGTTTTTGCCATTACTTGTATTCGTCCTTTTCTTTTACGTTTCTCTCTTTATCTTCATAAAAGTAATCATTACTATCACCAAAAGCCCATTTGTCCTCTTGTTCACAAAAGAAGTTTCTACTTGAAACTTGAAAGTCTGGTTTTTTCAATTCGTGTGGTGTTAAACTTTGTTCAAACCATAACATTCTATTATTAGGTTGAGCAAAGAATTGTCCATTTTCTAGCTTACCAAAGTTGTGTTGTTTGTGTTCAGACGGCACTTCACTAACACCAGCGTCTATCATATTTACATCACCGTGACAACTATCTATTGTAAACAAATATTCACCCCTAGCTCTTTCACCACCTTTTAACATAATTTGTACATCACAATTTTTTAATAATCTTTTAGACCATAACTGAATATTATTACTAAAACTATCCCATAATTCAATTGTACTTAATGGTAATAGTTCTTCTTCTTTAAAATCTTTTTTCCATACAAAAGCAGATAATGGAAACTTATCAAAACAAGCACCATATTCTGGTAGATATGCCTCAAACATTAAAGCACGACCTTGAACAGATTTTACAGCGACCATTACTGCCTCAACTAGTTCACCTTGACCTTTTTCTAAATCGTGTAGGTACTCTTTTCTTACCCAACATTTAATATAAGGTGTGTTTGCTACAAAATTCACTTATATTGTACAAGACTCGCAAGCCTCGTCCTCTACTTTTTCTTTTTTATCTTCAACAGGAGTATCGTAATCAATACTATGTTGTGGTTCGTCTTCATCTTTTTTACTATCATAAGTGTTTTGATAATAAGATGTCTTCCAACCCAATTTATAAGTCGTCAACAAGTCCTGTGCCATAACGGATATAGGGACTTGACCATCTTCAAAATGTTCAGGATTATATGACCAGTTACCGGATATTGCCTGGTCAAAATACTTTTGCATTACACTAACGATATTTATATATCCTTCGTTGTTCTTCATATCCCATAATAAAGTATAATTATTTTTTAATTTCTTATACTCAGGTACCACTTGTTTTAATGGACCTTTTTTAGACTTTTTGACGCTGAGATAATCTCTAGGTGGTTCTATGCCGTTTGTAGCATTAGAAACCACACTAGAGGATTCAGATGGCATTTGAGCCGAGAGTGTGCTATGTCGGAGGCCCGACTCTTTTATTTCTTTCCTTAACCACTCCCAATCATAAGTTAGATTTCTGGTTACAACCTCGTCTACCTCTTTCTTGTAAGTGTCTATCGGTAAGATACCATCGGAATATTTTGTTCTATCAAAGTATTCACATTTGCCTTTTTCTTTAGCAACTTCATTACTAGCCTTTAATAGATAATATTGGAAAGCTTCTGTTAGTTTATCAACTTGTCGCCAACCTAATTTTTGTTCATAAGAATATCCTTTTTTAGCAAGATAGTGAGCAAGGCCAATATAACCTATGCCTAAACTTCTTCTTGCTTTTGTGGATACTTCAGCAGCCTTTACAGGATATTTTTGATGATCTATAATCTCATCTAAACTTCTAACTGCTAAATCACATAAATTTTCTAACTCATCTCTTTTGTCAATTGTACCTACATTGATAGCAGATAAAATACATAAAGCAACCTCTCCTTCGCCATCAATGTGTTGTAATGGATCAGTAGGTAAAGTTATTTCTTGGCATAAGTTTGACATTCTAATTAAATCTTTAAAACTAGAGTGAGTATTACAATGATCAATATTCATAATATAGATACGACCTGTTTCTGCTCTCTCTTTTAACATATTCATAAAAAGATTTGGTGCTGATATTTTCTTTTTAGATACTGATAGTTTTCTTTCTGCCTTTAAATAAAGTTCATCAAACTCTGGTGTACCCCACTTCTCATACAATTCAGGTACTTCGTGTGGTGAAAACAAAGTTATGTCTTCTTCGTTAATAAATCTTTCGTAAAATAGTTTTGATATTTGTATAGAGTAATCTAATTTTCTAACTCTATTATCTTCGGTACCTTTATTATTTTTTAAGACTAATATGTCTTCTATTTCTTGGTGCCAAATTGGGAAGTGTACTGTTGCTGATCCGCCTCGGACTCCGTTTTGGGTACAGCACTTAACAGTTGCTTCAAATTTTTTAAGAAAAGGTATAACACCCGTATGTTGAACCTCACCGCCTCTAATACGTGAGTTGATACCTCTGATTCTTCCGGCATTAATTCCGATACCAGCCCTTTGGGCAACATAACGTCCAATAGCCATATCACTACTAAAGATACTAGGTAAAGTATCATCAACATCAACAAGGACACAACTAGCATACTGCCTAATAGGGGTACGGACACCAGCCATAACAGGCGTTGGAATATTAATTTTAAAAGTTGATATAGCTTCATAATATTTTTTAACATAACTCATCCTTTTGTTTTTAGGGTACTGAGCAAAGACAGTAGCAGCGATCATCATATACATAAACTGAGGTGTTTCAAATATTTCACCGTTTGATCTGTCTTGTACCAAATACTTATCAATTACTTGTCGTAAACCAGCGTAGGTAAATGTATAATCTCTTTCGTGGTTTATCCAATTTTCCATTCTATCAAAGTCTCTCTTATCATACCACTTTAAAATATTTTCATCATAGACTTTTTTATCTACGGCCTTTTGTACGTGTTCATAAATGTGTGGGTGATCCCATAGTTTATCAATAACTTGTTTTCTTAAACTATAAAGAAGAAGTCTAGCAGCCACGTATTGATAATTTGGATTTTCTAATGATATTAAATCAGCAGCTGACTTAATTAGTATTTGTTGAATACTATCTGTGGACATACCGTTGTAAAATTGTAGACCACTATTCATCTCTATTTGAGATGATGACACACCTTTAATATCTTCTACGGCATATTCCACCATATCGTGGATTTTTTCAATATTAAGAACCTCATTACCACGAGAGCCTCTTTTTACCACATTAATAATTGCTTCAGCTGGCGCCATTATACCTCCTTTGTTTTCTTCCAGTAATTTAATTTTGTCAAAGCAGATAACTTTGAATAAGTGTTATTACTTATAATATCTGATAATTCTGTTTTTGTCAAGCCTGATAGTATCATATCGTTCACATCTTTTAGTTGTATTTCTTCAGGCCAAATAACCACGTTAAAATCTTGTTCAACCACTTTATACATTCTTTTAACGATCTCTTTGTTACGAGGTTCGTTATCAAATATATATGTAATCTGATCGTTAGGAATTTTATTTCTTAAAAATAAATCTGCTCCACCAGCAGCCAAACAATTATCAATAAATAAACTATCAATCGGGCCTTCAACGATCTGTACCGGCTTTTGGAAATTGATTCTTTCAAGTCCATAAACTTTCTGCCTATTTTCGTCTAACTTAATTGTTAGATACTTTGGTTGTTCTTTTCCGAAAGCTCTACCTTGAAAAGCAAATATCTTACCAGTAGTATCGTAAAAAGGTATTATCAATCTTGGATGATCTTTATAAACTTTGTAAGTGTTTGGTTTTACCAAATTTACTAAAGTCATAAACTTATCAGATAAAAATAACTTTTCAAAATACTTTTCAGGTATCTTTCGGTTCGTACAGTATAATCTAGCAGGATGATCCTCAGGTAAGTCTTTGATTGACTTTAGATCATCTATCGGTGTTTGATCTAAAAACTTTGTTGGTTTAAAATCAAACTGTGGTTTCGGTGTCGCAGGTGCCGATTTTTTATATCTTTCTAAAAGATATTGTTCGTAAATTTTTGGATCAACAGACTTAATAAAGTTTGCTAAATTTTGTCCTTGGCCACAATTATGGCATTTAAAGAACATATCATTTTTGACCCTATAAAGATATGCTCTGGCTTTTGTTTTAGACTTTTGAGAGTCACCACAATGGGGACATCTAAAGTTAAATAGATAGTCAGTTTTCTTTTTAAACTGGCCTAATCTACTTGAAATATTATTAATGAATTTTAGATCAATATAAGACGACATAACACAAATACTAATATACTATATATGTGCTAAAAAGTCAATGCTAGGAGCCATTCATCATATGAATTAATGGCATTAAGTTCTTTGATAATATCCAACCTATCGCTATGAAACCCCCAAGTATCAACCACTTGTGTTTCTCCAGCGTTCCTACACGGTCTCCTATATCGTTCCTTAATGATTTAAGTTCATTCATTAATCTTTTCTCTGTAAGATTAATATGGTCAGTCAACTCACGGTTGACCCTTTCTATCTCGTCTGCTCTTTCTCTTATTTTGTTAAAGATTACTTCATCAATCTTTTCTGATTGGTCTAGTTTTTCTTCGTGTACGGCCAACATAGATTTAATAGAAGTTGAAACATCTGTTAACTTATCAATAGCTGTATCAATTCTTAAATTAATACCATTGACTTGTTCAATGTCTTTTTTTAGTGATTCTAATTGAACCTTTATGTCTGTTATTCCGTTTTCTGGCATACTATTATTTAGTAAGGGATGAGTAAGATTATGTTTCCCTATGGGGTGTACGCCAACTTGCGTCTTTATACTATATTTCCTACGAATATCCCTTTGTTATATTTATTTTTAAGCTGATTTTAACATACTATTTAACATACGTAATCTGCTTAATTTGTATAACTTTATGAGAGTTTTTTTTCTTCTTCTCTCTTTCTGTTTTTTAATTTTGACCCAATGTAGATTTAGTAAATATAATTTGATTCTTCGTTCACTTCTTAATGTTCTCGCCAAGTATTTTCTCAGCTTTCTTTTCTGTAGCAAAGTCATAACTCTCCTGCTTTTTATTTGAAGTAAAATCGTAAGGATTTAAGCTTTGAAAAAAGCGGTAGAGGTCATTAAGTATATAGATCATCACTGCTATGAATAATAAGAGTGTAGCATAGTCCATAAGTTACCTTTCTACGGTATAAATGGAAACCTTATTAGATTTCCCTTTTACTTGAACATCATCAAGTTTTTTAAAATTATATAGTTTTGATATATCACGGTAGGTATCTTCACCAACAACTAATGTAGCGTCATAATTTTTAGACACACCCTCTAATCTACTTGCTAGATTTACAGAGTCACCAATAACAGAGTAATCAAATCTTTGTTCACTACCCATATTACCTACAATACATTTGCCTGTATTAATACCAATACCTATATTTATTTCATTATTATCTCCGAAACCATTATTATTATTTAATTCTTTTAACTTTTCTATCATTTCTAGCGCTGTTTTTATTGCCAGTTCTTTGTGATTGGCTGTGTCAATAGGTGCGTTCCAAAATGCCATAATACAATCACCCATATACTTATCAATAGTGCCACCGTTTTTCATTATTATGTTTGTCATTGGCGTCAAAAATTTATTTATTACTTTTGTTAAATCAGCAGGATTACTTTGATACTTTTCTGACAAAGGAGTAAAACCTCTTATGTCTGAAAATAAAAATGTAAGTTCTTTAGTTTCTCCACCTAGTTTTAACAAGTCAGGATTTTGTTGTAATTTCTTAACCATTTTTGGTTCTAGGTAATGTTCAAATTGTTTTTTAATTTGTAATTTTAATCTATTCTCTCTAGCAAAGTTATTATATATTAAGTGTGTCCATACAATAGTCATTATAATCGCAATAGATGACCAGTCTGTAATTATCATTTTACTATGCCATAGATAGCCAGCAGATAAAGCAATATCAGCATAAGCACCTACTAATAATATAGCTGACCATAACAATCCTACTCTAGGTATAATATACACAAATAAAATTAAACCTATTATTAATCCTATCCACTCTAATGTAGGTAACCAATCAGGTCTTGTTATGTACTTACCTGATAGTAAAGTTTCAGTTGACATTGCCATTATATCGTGTGGATTTTTTAAACCGTTAGGTGTTAATACAAATGTTGATCCTGTAAATGTAGCACCTATGAATACAATCTTACCTTTTACAGACGACCAATCTAAATCTGCGTGATCTATTCTAGGTATTTGATGTCTAAAATCTATCCATATATCATCTTGTTTAGGTATTTTAAACTTAATAATTTTTAGTATTGTTTCTGGTACAGAATTTTCTAAAGGTAATTTTCTAATAGTACCATCAACATCAATAGGTACATCTACATTACCTACACCTAATACTTTTCTTTTTATACTGATTAAATTTTTTGCGTTTTTAGTTTCTGTTAAGATAACAGGATACTTTGAGATCATTTTCAAAAACATTTCATCACCACCTAGTCTATCTTTATGTACAAAAACTACATTTAAAAAAACTAAAGCGGCACCATTTTGATATGCCTTAATAATAGCACGACCTAATTGATCTCTCTTCCACGGCCATTGACCATATAAACCTAATGAATCATCTGATATATCTATTAAGACTAAACTTTTTGATAGATAATTATTACCAAACTTTTGGTATAAATCAAATGTCTTTAATTGTAGGGTCTGTAAAGGTATAGGATTATATATTTTAATTGTTAATAATATAATCACACTTACCACTACTGCCCACGTGGAAGTAAACTTGTTCATAAGACTATTTAGTCTGTCTGTATTATAGTGATTTTAGCGCCGTTAGAACCCGCTGTAACTGATTGTGTTTCTTGTTCTTGTATAACCATAACATCAAAATTTTGCATAGCGTCATTACCACTATTCACACCACTACCACCTGTGTGTACGTGAAAAGTATGTCCTTCGTGTGTTCTTGTAAATGAACGATAATTATTATCACCTGTCTCTACATCAAC